GCCATTATTTAAGCTCAATAGTTAAGTTGTTTGCATTTATTCTAAATATATCACCAGACTGTATTGTTTTACTTGCGTCTAAAGCACCTACAAAAAGTATGTTACCTCCACTTGATGCGTCTGCTATTATTACATGTGTTATTGTATTGTTCGTTCCACCAGATGCTGGAAACTCAATATTCGCTGCATTCTTTGCAGTTTGTGTATCTGTTGAATCTGCACCTATTGTAGTCCAGTTTGCTGCTGTAACTTGTTGTCTCGCATAATTTGTAAATGTTGCTTCTGTAACTGATCCAGTCTCGGCTGCACTTACTGCCGTTGCAAGTCCTACATATATGCTATCACCAGGAGAGGACAAACTAAGAGAATTATTTTTAAACAAAAAATGTAATATTCGTCTCTCTAGGTAATTGGTTGCTGCATTTGCTGTTGCCATTTTATACTCCTATGTTCTCGGTCTTGATGGTAGACCAACTCTGTATCCATCTGTGTTTTCTCTCGCTTCGCCTAGATCTTTTGCTCTCTCTAAATACTGTGTGTATAAACCATTATAGTTTTGTATAACATCTGGTTCACCTTTCATAAAAGTATAAGCCTCAACTAGTGAACCATATAATAAAGCAAAAGGAACATTTGTACTCATCCATGTTGTACCACTATCAGAACCTGCAGTAATACTAGCAGGTCTATGATAATAATTTAATTGAAACGTATAATTAGAATTAGGAGTTGGAGCCACAATAAAATTATCTTCATCGAACCTAGCATAATATTTTGGAACACCTGTAGTTGTTGAGGCAGGTGTATGTTCTCTAATATAGTTCACATCTTTTTGTAATAAAAAACTTTCATTACCAGAAGCTGTTATTTGAAAAGAAAAAGAAGCTAAATAATCTGAAGGTGTTGTTACAAAAGGATCTGCATTAGTAAAAGCAGAAGTTACGTTTTTTCTAAAAATATCTAAATCTATAGTTTTAAATATTTTTTCCTCTGCTGCTTTAATGAAGCTGTTTATATTATTTACAAAAACAGTTTCGCTATTATCTGTATAGTCTTGTATAGCTGTTTTTAATGTTGCAAACGTAAAACTCATTTATACTTCCAGTGTAACTGCTCCTGCTGTTGCATTATCTCCACCACCTCTTTGACTGCCAATAGTAGCAGTTCCACTACTTGCTGTAAATGTATAAGTATTATCATCTACTTTTGTAATACTATATCCTGCACTTTGTGTCAATACTGTAGCTGAAAACCCATCGAATCCTAATGCTTTTCTAAAACGAATTGTATCACTTGAAGATCTTCCATGATTAGGCTCTATTACAGTTATAACTGCTGAACCACTTGACGCAGAAGTAAATGGGTTTATTCCTAATAAATTTTCTACACTACCATCACTTCGTGTATCTGGTCTTGTATCTCTTAGAGCTTGTGCGTCAATAACTGTTCTATGAGGATCTAATTGTTCGTGTTTTGCTTCATACTCAGAAATATGAACGATTGATCCATTCCATTCTTTTATTCTTTCCTTGTAAGGAAATTTCATACCACTCCTATCAGATATAAAAAAAGCATATTTTCCTCTCGAATAAGCCATCAAATATACCTTTCATAAGGTAATAATTTTAAACTTGTTCTATCTCTGTCTTCAGTTGCTGCTCTATCAAACTCTTCATCGTATATAGCTTTTAGTATTTGTATTCTATCTGGAGCTTTTTTTATAGCTAAATAGTAAGCTAAACCTGCAGCAAGACAAGGATAAAATCTAAAAGGTACATCTACTGTATTGATTGCAGAATCAGCATCTTCTATTCTAGTTAATCTATCAACTACCAATGTGTATGTTGTATTAGGAGTAGGAAAAACACGAAATTTAGGTGTTACCTGTCTATCTACATAATATTGTGTTGGTCTTCCTTGAGATAATTTACTTGATAAATTTAAATATGTGTCACGACCTATTCTATTAACAGTTGTATCTAACTGATTAGAAGCCCCTGCGTTTTCTCTAATAACTGCAGATAATATGTCTATTGTATCTGCATCAAGTGTGTATTCAGTAGTTCCTTGAGATAGTGTAATTGATGTTTGAGCAATAGTCCAACGATTTAAACCTCTATTCGCCCAATCTGCAAACATGAGGTTTAAAGATCGTTTTGCTGTTCTAAGATCATATCCTGTTCGTATTTCTAGACCACAACGCTCGAAAGCCTCTTCGATATAATCATCGACAGCAAGTTCGAAATTTGTTGAACCAGAGGTAGCCATTACTTATCTTCCTTATATTCCATGTAACCACCCATCATACGCTTTTCTACCTCCTCATCCATAAAACCACCTTTTGCCATTTCTGTGACATCCATTAGTTTTCCAGGATTTAAAGGTGTTATTAAAGCTGGATCTGAAACCATTCTTCTTGGAGGACCACTGGGATTACCACCTGATAACCCTCCTCTCATCATACCTTTTACACCCTGTTCTTTTTTTACTCTATTAATGGCACCCATAAGTCCACCACCTTTTTTCTTTTGAACAACGGAATTAGCTTGTGGATTATTCTTGTTCATGCTTTTCTCCTCTTCCTTTTTAATGCTTTTACGTTTCTTGGTTTACCTTTACTAGGTTGTCCTAAAGCTACCTTTTGTCTTATCCTACTCTTTTTTTCTGTAGATGTCATCTCTTTTGTTGTTTTTGGTGTTTTAGAAGAAATACGTTTACTTGGTCTACAATAAGGAGTTCCTCTTTTTTCTCCTTTTTTCCTACCACATTTTTTACCAGTTCTAACATCTTTCCAGTCCTCTTTGAACCATCTTTTTAGTGCCAAACCTGCTTTTGTTTTCCTTACTGCCATTATGAACGCTTTGTTTCTTTTCTTTTTCCTGCTAATACAATACCACATCCTCTTGCGATATTTTTATTTTTTGCTGGTCTTTTAGCCCCCATATACATTCCTGTACTAGCTTTTCGTACACTAGACTTTTTCTTTTTTCCTCCAGTACCATAATTAGAAGCACCAACTTTTCTACATTTAGCGATAGCTCCTGAGGCATAAGCTGAAGGAAAAACCTTATATCTAGCTTTAACTTTATGATAACAAGCATCTTTTGGCATTATGTACTCCTTATTTTATGACATCTACACGTCCATTTTTTTCTGCCACAGGTTAAACAAAACCTAACTGGACTTCCTTTTATTACCTCTCCTTTTTTTAGAGGCACAATGTGCTCTTTGAGAAAACCCTTTAGGTCTTGAGCAATCGATTTTTCTCTTCCTCTTGGCACTCCACTTCCTTTTTCCAGGGGCTTTAGTCACTTGCTTCGACATTTGACCCCTACTCATAACCATTTAAATCAACTTATGTAAAAAAGGTGTTATAACAATTAAAACAGCTAAACCCCAAACTTTTACATCTAATTTATCAAGGCTGTTCTCTATTTTTTCATAACGTCTGTTACATTCAGCTTCATGCTTTTCTAACAATTTTAAAACTTCACTTGCTCTCATCAACACTTCCATCTTCTTCTAGCCTGTCTTATTCTACTATTCGGATTCTTCGCTGCTTTTGGAAACTTTTTCATTTGTCCTGCTGATCTTGCACAAAAAGACTTTCTTCTTTTTGCTGCTTTGCTTCCTGGCTTTACTTTACCTGTCACAGCAGTTTTAAGTTTACTTCCTGGATTTTCTCTTCTGTAACGAGCAACACCAGCTTTAGTCATTCCAGCTCCACTTTTAGTGGAGCGGAAATATTTTTTTGTCTTAGGTGGCTGTTTTTTATTTGCTCTTGTCATTACGATAAGAAAATAGTTAACTTATTACCACTACCAGTAAAAGCATGTACAAATGCTCCGTTTTCTGCAAGTATTCCATTATCAGGTATGTTTAACGTATGTAACCCTGTCGGAAAACTTTGCACTAGCAAGTTGGTTCCACCTGATCCATCTTTTATTGTTAAAGCACCTGCGGAATTACCAAAAACGAGAATTTGTCTTATCCTTGATCTAGAAGGACCTACAACTGCAGCATCATCTCCTTGATCATGATTAAAGGCTTTTACATCAGATCTTGTTCCTGACATATTTTTCTCCTACAATTAAGCCTCATAGCCCATTAACTCGATTAATAATTTACCAGCAGTATAATCTGCATCAGTTGTTGCACCTAATGTTAAGTACAAAAATTCATCTGCGGCAGGAACACCAGTAAAATAAACTTTACTACCTAATGTTGCATCTCCTGCATTGACTAATAATGTTTCTGATAAACCACTAATAGCACCGTCTTCTACACCAGTGCCTTCTGTAGCAGAGTGTACATTAATATCAGGATCTCCTCCTGCAGGTGCTTCAAAGCATTCCATAGAACCAGTTAAAATTGTTCCATTTTCTGCAGCAGTAATCTGTCCTATGTGACAAACATTAGATGTACCGTTAACACCAATAATGTCACCAGAAGCTGTTGATCTTAGACCTGTTAAATCAATTAAAATTCTTGTTGTAATAATTCCACCAGATCTCATAACAGAACTTCTATATATAGTTCCAGTACCACCAGTAATACCAGTTCCTGCTTCTGTTGCTAACTTATTAGCGTCAAAGGAAGCGAGACCACTTGAATTTATACTTGATTGTGTTGTAATTGCTCCAGTTGTAGCGTTTTTACTTATAGTGGTGAAACCACCTTCTGATCGGACTGGACCCGAAAATGTTGTATTAGCCATGTTACTCTCCTTGTCTTGGCAAATGTCAGTCGCACCATGCAACTGTCAAGGTTTGTTTTAGTGTATATTAAAAAAGGGTGACTGACTAGTCACCCTTTAAAGTTTTTTTATGCTCCTGGAGAACCAAAAACACATCTTGGATCAGAGAACCCAAAAGAATATCTTTCTCTTGCTTTAAATCTCATATTTCCAGTGTCAAAATCACCTTCCATTTGAGTTTTAATTGGTG